GTATACGACCATAAAAGGAGCGCTAATGCGCTCTTTTTTTTTGCTTTAAAACTAAATGTGTGCAGTTATGTTGCATAATATCAGACAAGCGACAGCGACAGCAGACAGCTAAAGCACTACAGCTACAGCGAAAATCCAGGAACCAGGCACCAGGCACCAGGCACCAGGCAGTCAAAAAAGTTGACTAGTCAGAAAAGTTGACACCCTGTAGCAAAATAACAGGTGAACAAAATGCCCATTTGGGGACATAAATGCCCATTTGGGGTAAAAGCCAAAGGTGGGTACGATATCGTATCTTTTTCGGTACGATAGCATATCTAAAATAAACCCTATTTCATTTGGCTATGTCTAATTAATGTCTTATCTTTGTACAATAATCAGAGGTCAGCGGATACAATATCTACTCCTCACAAACAAATAAACTATGTGTATAATAATTGTAAAGTCGAAAGACAAGAAAGTCTCGCAATCAGTATTACGAGCATCCTCATTAATAAACCCTCACGGACTAGGTATAATATGGCTAGACACTAACGAGGTTAAATATCATAAGTCAAAAGAATGGTCGGTACTAGATACAGACAGACCATACATTGCTCATTTCAGATATGCTACAAAAGGTAAGATTAACAGAGACAACACCCATCCATTTGAATGCGGTAATAACTCTAATGAACTACTAATGCATAATGGAACTCTAGTAGGTTATGGCTCCCACGACTTGTGTGATAGTAAGCAGCTAGCTAGTGAACTAGGACACAGACCAAGACACCAATGAAGAGAAATTCTAGGTCAGCACGATTCTAGATTCGTATCTTATAACAAGCGCAACAGACAATATCAAATCTACAACAAAAATCTTTGGACACAAAAAAATGGTGTGTGGTTTTCAAAGACCAATGTATTGCAAGACAATCTGGTAGCGGTGTATGGTACTCTTAAAAAAGGTTATTCAAATAATAGTATGTTAAGTAACTCTAGATATATAGGCAAAGGAAAAACCCTTAACAAATATCCTTTAGAGGTCAGCGGTCTTCCTTATTTACACGATGTAAAAGGTAGCGGTCATAATGTAGATGTGCATATATATAAGGTAAGCGACCAAGTACTAAGCAACCTAGATTCACTTGAAGGTCATCCTCATCATTACAAACGTAGTGAGATAATGATTAAGCGCAAGAATGGTCAGGTTAAATGTTGGGTATACTTTATACAGACAAGAACATATATTAACTCTATGAACTGCATACAAAGTTACAAGCAAGAGAGAAGTATATACAGAGGCTCAAGCTATCCTTATAATTTCTTTAGCAACCAACGAGAGTATAAGCCAAGCTATCAGAAACGTATAACTGATTTTTATTCTTCACAAGATGTAGAAGAAATAGAGGTTACAACAACCGATGTCGAAGATAAATATTGTTATTCTTGTATGGTAGAAGTCAAAGAGGATGTACACGAGATTAGTGATGCTAAATATTATTGTGAGATATGTTGCAACCATTTCACAGAAAGCGAAGTAATGAAGTAGTTACTTTGTGGGGAGAAGTTTATTGACATTTTCTTCTCCCTCTGTTCGGTAGTGTGTACTGCCGCTGATGATTCGAAAACGATGAAACAGATTATAAATTTAAAGCAAACAAAATGGAAAACATAAGAATAAAATTATTACTAGATGAAGTTTATTCGGTAATGATGAAAGAAAGCATAGAAGAAAAAAAAACATTTGTATCAAAGATACAAGGAACTATGTCGTATGAAGAACTAAAGACCATAACACAATATAACACAAAAGTTATGTCATTACTAAAACTTGTTGATGATGTTAAATCAATAGTGGATAATATTAAATGTAAACATGAAAATTATTTAGGATAAATTATGAAAATAGAAACAACAAACTATATGTCGACAAATGATTTTGTCCACGAAAACAAACTCCAAGAAAAAGCTGAAGAACTCTTCGGCAAAAATTGGGAAGCTGAATTCGATGTTGAGCAAATCGAAGAACTCTTAGACAATGTAGCACCCAACAAGTATATGGTAACTTGCTATGGCGCAATGTTTACAAGTGATTATGCTATAGAAGTAAGAGAACTAGATTGCACTACTAATTATTGTACCGAAGAACTCAAGAAAGAATTAGAGAGAAGAGGTTACTTTACATACAACCTTTGGACTACAGATGATGTAAGAGTGAGAACTAATTTTGAAATAGAAGAGGACAAAGCTCAACATATATTAAAGCAAGCGCTGATGTGTGAATATATAATACAAGAGGTGTGGGACTCTATAGATAGAAAACTTATAGACAATAAAAATATTCTTTCTGTAGTAACTCAAAAAATTAATAATAACGGAACGTATAACTAAAACTAAACAAAATGAATGCAAATGATTTATTAAAATTCTTGAATGCAGTAGCAGACGAGGTAAACAAAAACGGAAGAACGCTAGAAGATGTCACTATAAACTTTAGAAGAACAGATGATTCAGATATTGAAGTTTGTGATTCTATAGGTGTAGACTTGTTTGATTCTGAAACTAATAAAATTGTAGAGAGTCTAGTACTAATGGGAAAATATTAATATTATGAATTACGATGATTGGAAATTAGCAACACCAGAGTCTGAGTCTGGAAACCTAGTGAGTAATTGCTGCGGTGCAGAGTATGATGAAGATGATGATGGAAACACTTGTTTAGATTGCGGAGATGAATGTGATGAGATTGATGAGAAAGAATACAGACAATGTAAAAAAGATGAGTGGGATGAACTACAAGCAGATGATGATAGATTAGAAAAATAGTCGTATACGACCAACTAATTAAAGGTACAATAATATTTGGAGATGTCTAAATAATGTTGTACCTTTGTCTATTATAAACAACTTATAACTATGAACTTAAAGAACTTTATACAAGAATGTAAAGACAACCCAACTGAACTTATACTTAACATAATACTCCTATGTTTCTTAGGACTAGTGTTTTACGTAACGATGTGGGTATTTTATTAAAACTTAAATCAAATAATTATGTATATTAAAATCAACAAAGTAGAACTAGCAACTAGGCTAGCAAGAATGGAAACAGAAGCAACATTAGATGGTACTAACTTTATCGTAGATGTAGTAAACGATAAAGGTCAAGTATATGAGACCAAATATTCTGAGGAAGGTCAAGCGGTCTTCAACCAAGCATACGATATGTATTCTGATATTATAGAATCAACCAAAGAAAGACTTAAATCAATACCTTTCGGATAGGATGCATCACGTAACCCTAGAATTCCTGCACGAGAAATTACTGAAGCAGGACTACAAGAAAAATGTAATTGAATTAAATAACTATTTTAGATATAGCGGTAAAGAAGAAAAACTCAACCCAAGGATTGCTTACTTAATGGAAAAAGAAAAACGTTATAAAGCAAAAATGTATAGCTGGGAAAAAACCGATATGGCTGGATATAAACTAACTAAAAGATATGTACGCAAAACTAATCGCAGACAAACTAATATTGAAAAGAAGACTTAAAAGTATAGAGGCTCAGTTAAAAAAAGAAAAATCAAAATCTGCCGTCAACTGGAACACTTGTAATAAAAAACTTATTGATGGACACTGGTACATTAAAGGCTCAGATGTTTTGATGAATAACTAAATTAAACTATATTTACACTAAAAATAAACTAATATGAAACTAATACTGGATGAGATTATGTGGAGAAAATCTCTAAAAACTCCAAACAAAAAAAGAATACAAAAGCTACAACAACTGGCTAATAGAAAAAAAATATCTTTAACCGCTTTTAGACAAACTGGAGAAATAATGAAAATGCAACATTATGTGGAGGAGTACAGACCATTTGATGCATCCAATATCTGTATGGGTCTGAGGATACTACCTAATGCACATAGTGTTATTAGATATGTAGGAGGCTTTGCTTTGTTTCTACTGGATGGAGATAATTATGCATATTACTACGACAGAAAACTAGAGGTATCAACTGATTTGAAAGAACTGGAAAAGATGTTGTATAAGATAAAGGTAGAGAACTTTATTACCAACTACATACAGAAAGATTAATGTCAGCAAAAAATAAATACTACTGGGATACTGAAAGAAATATGTCTGCAACTCAAGAAAAAGACAATAGAGTACCTACATACTACATAGGCAGGACACCAAGAACTGGATACTATCAAGCACGTTATGTAGTCGAGGACTTTGACTGCACCTATAACGTAGGGACTGCGGTCACATACCTCTTACGTTCAAAATTCAAGCACGATGATGGAGGACTGGAATGTCTCACCAAAGCAAAGGCTCACCTTGAATTTGAAATTGAAAGGCTGAAAAATTTGCACAATAAATAAACATTAATTATATTTGTATCGAGTGTTTTCATATTCATTCATAATAGAGGAGGAGCGAATCGGTTAATTTTTACCACCCAACTTAATGGAACTAAGAACTCCTTTAATGTTAAATGTTTTGGTTTAGGCTCCTCCTTTTTTACTCACACAAACAAACAAAAAACTATGTCATTAGAAAAAATATTAAACCCTTCATCACAACCGACCACGATAATGGAAATGATGGATGAAGTTAAAAAATCAGCAAACAAATTAAAAGAAACCCTCCAAGAAATAAAAGAATGGGAGAAGTCAATAATAATAAAATCTAACAATGAAAAGAGAAGTATTTAATAAACTAGTAGAAAACATATGTAAGATATGCGAAATATCTAAAGAAGAATTGTTTTCTAAATCTAAAGTCAGAAAAAGTGTAGATGCAAGACACTTATTATATCACACTTGTAAGCAGAGAAATATGAAACTGGTTACAATACAAGGATATATGAATGATAATGGCTATGCTATTAATCATTCATCTATTATTCACGGAATAAACGTTGTGGAGGATAACATAACTCACGACTCTGATTATATAACAATAACAAATCAGATTCAAGAATGCAGCGTACTCTAAAAAAAATTTTTGAGGAAGCTATGCAGGACGAATTTTCTGCGGTTCTGGACGGAAAAAATTTTGAGGCTAGATTACTTTACGGAATTAGAATTGAAAAAGATTCTGAAGACCATAACATAATCATTCACAATACTACAATAGGAGGCGACTTTTACAAAGAAATTACACTAGAGCAATACGAAACTTTTTATCAAAAAGGTTGGAGATTAGGAGTATTTGTCTTATGTTTGTCTAACTATCGTAGAAAATTAGGTATGGTAGAAACAAGTATTAAGAAAGAGGTCAACTCTAGAAAGAATGCTAAGCACATACAAACATTAAAAAAATCAAGGGAAAGATTAATGAAGTCTTTCACTAAGATAACAAAGAAAATAAATTTAATAATCAAACAAACAAACAATGACTAAATTAAAAACAATTAGTATTAAAGGAAAGGCTTATGTTGAAGTTAAAGAAAGACTTAAGCACTTTAGAAAAACCTATCAACACGAGTACGGATTAGTAACTAACGTATTAACTCACAATTCAGATAGTATATTAATAAAGGCAGAAATTATAGACAAAAAGACTGGTTTCGTTATAGCTGATGGAATAGCTTTTGAAGAGTCTGCATCCTCTTTTATAAATAAAGGCAACTATGTAGAGAATTGTCAGACATCCGCTTGGGGTAGAGCGTTAGGAAACTTTGGAATAGGATTAGATTCTTCTGTATCCTCTTATGAAGAAAGCGCCAACTGGAAACTGAACGATGTACCAGTAAAACCTGTGCCTGTAAAAAAACCTGTGCCTGTAAAAGTTAAGGTAGACCTAGACCAAAAGGGGACTAAAGAAGTTATAGATATAGAAAAAATGTTAAAATATATTGCGGCTCAAAAAATTAAAAGTTTACCAGCAGCTTTAAAAATGCTAGCCGACAATGATTACATCATTACTAATGAAGTAGAGGAGAATGTTTCTTTTCTTTTTAAAACTAAAAAGTAATGAATGAATTCGAAAAAGCTATTGTAAGCAAACTTAAAGATGATAATGAATATTATAATGGTATAGGTAAGAATTATTTATCTAACTCTGATATAAGTACTCTTTTAAACAACCCTAAACAATTTAGAACTCCACGTCCAGACAACAAGAACTTTGTTTATGGAAGATACTTTCATCAGCTTATATTAGAGCCAGAAAAATCTGTGGAATTTCCAATTTGCGATTCAGCATCACGTAACACAAAAGTATATAAAGAATTTATTGCGGAAAAAAATATTGAAGTAGCTTTATTACAAAAAGAGGCAGATGAAGTTATAGAACTTAAAAGTATTATAACTAATAATATGGAC